CACAAGGCCCGCGACCGCTGTCTGAACAAAGGCGGTATTGGCGATTTGCTGCGAGTTGTTTCCGGTGGGGGCCGTCGGAGTGGTAGGGACACCTGTCAACGCAGGATTTGCCAGTGGCGCTTTAAGGGCTAACGAGCTGTCCACCTGAGCCTTGGTATAAACATCCGTCAAACCATATCCCGCCACTGTCGTAGGGATGCTGGCGGCAGTTACTCGCCCGTACTTGTCGACCGTCACGCTGCGATAAGTGCCGGCAGTCACGCCGCTGCGCCCGAAGGCCATCTCATAGGCTTGGCCATTGACGCCCATAGTAATCGGCGCATCCGTGACCAACTGCCAGCCACTGTCGCCATTGACGGTGCCTCTCTCAACCAGCACCAGCAACCCCGGGGTGACCTTGGCATCGGTATCGGCATCAACGCTACGACTCCACGGACCTGCGGCGACTTCATAGATGCCGTTGTCCTTGGCCGCCGTCTGGTTCTTCACAAGCACTCGCACACCGGCGGCCAATGCCACCCCGTCGATTGTCTGCAATCCACTCAAGGTGATATTCGCCGTGGTCGCCGCCAGCACCGAATGCTTGAAATCCTGCCGGGCCAATTCCTCCGTCACCCACTCCCGCGTAGCCAGTACAACGGCCGGGTCGATCTTCAACTGCACATTGCTGGCGCTGCTGACCACCAGGTTCATCCGCACCACCTGGGTACGTCCCGAGCCCTGGCTGAGCAGTGGTTTGTAGGTGGGCGCGCAGTTGGCCACGGCGACCATGTCGCCGTCGGCGTCATAAAGCGCAATTTCGCGAATCCACTTGCCGCCGACATCCGGCGGGATGACCTGCTCGGCGATGATGATCGCGTTGTTCTTGTCGTCCACCTTCAGCTGGTTCAGCGGCGCACGTCGCCATTCGTTGATCAGGCTGGTCTGGGTGGCGTTGGGCGTCGGGTCGGTGCCGTTCGCATCGCCGACGCCCATCTGGGTGATTTTCCACGCCATGCCCAAGGCATCCGCGTTGGCTTGTTTCGCCGCGCCCACGTTGGTGAGGATGGCGTAGAACTGAGAAGTCTGGTCAACCATGTGCAATGTCCAAGGTATCGATTGTATGTTCGCGGCCACCGCGACCGATGGCGCCAATGACCTCGATGTCACGTGGCGCCGGAGGGTAAATGTCCAATTCGTCACCGTCCTGGATCGCGCAGCCGATGTGCAGGGCGCCACGGCTTTCGAGGCTGATCACCAAGCCAGTCAGGTGGCGGCTGACCGGCCGGGCGTCGTCGATCAGCGACGACATTTCCTGGTAGGTGCTTTCGCTGATGCCGGCATCGGAGACGCCGATCCTCAAGGCGAACGTGCCGGCGGGTGCAGGCGGCTTGGCTTGCCACCATTCCTCCACTTCGATCAGATAACCGAACGGCTCCACCACCCGCCGCAGCGCTCCGAGCGTGCCTTTATGGGCATGGACGAAGAATGTCGAGCGGATGACTGAGCGCTTGATCAGATCGCTCCAGCTGTCCTCCCAGCGGTCCACCGACCACGCCCAAGCCAGTTGATAAAGCAGGTGCGACGGGCAAGTTTCAGGGTTGTAGAGCTGGCGCAGGCTGACCTTGAGGTCTTCGTCGGCGGCCACTTCGATGGCCCGCTCCAGCGGGGTGTGGTTGAGCGGCAACAGGCTCTGCATGTCAGCCCCCTCGCTTGAGCGAGAAGCCAGTGCACCAGGCGGCCTGGGCCTTGGTCGGGCGAATATCGGTCCAGTCGCCCAGCTCTACCCGGCTGACACCGTCGATATGCAACTGGGCATCGATACCTGAGCGGGATACTTCCACGCCCAGGCGCCGCCGAGGGTTGATCCAGGCTTCAAGCCGGCGCTGGCACTCGGCAAGGATCGCTTCGTATTCAGGGCCGCTTTCAGCCAGGTACACCACGGCATCGATGCGGTACGGCAGCACCACCGCACTGCGAACGTTGAGCCGGTCGGCCACCGGGCGTATATCGTCGTCATTGAGATAAGCGTCTACCTGGGCGAGTAACGCGGCGCTGGCCGTGCCGTTGCCCTCCAGGCTCAGCACCGTGACATCCACCACGGCCGGCGAAGGGCTTTCGGCGGTCGCGTCAGCCACCTGCCCCGAAGCGTTGCGGGCATGCAGGATGTAACTGTTGCGCGGGCCGGCCGTGGTCAGACCTTCGTAGACCAGCTGGACGCGCTCACGCAGGGCGTCGTCGGATTCCAGCAATGCTGAGGTGGGCGGCACGCTGGCCAGGTCCTCGGGCTGGATCACCAGCCTTTGC